TTTGATTTGCCAGTTCTGTATTTAAATAACTATGTCTTTCAAGGGCTTCTTTTTCTTTTTCTAGTTGGTCTTTAAGATCTTCAATTTCTTCCTCTTTTTTTCTTTTAGAATCTCTAGACAGATCATCGTTTAGACCTAGTTTTAAGTCAGCTATTTCTTTTTGAATATCACCTATTTTTTTTTCTTGATCAACAATTGCTTCTGCTTCAGAAAATTTAATATCTTTTATTTTGTTGGAGTGAGATTCTATTAGATCAGATATTGACTCGTTTATACCGTCAACTTGTTTTTGTGCATCAATTATGGCTGTTGTTAGGTTTTTTATTACGTTGGCATCTGCTTCAATTGGTGTTTTCAAATCAATGAACTTTTTTGTCAAAGACTCTACTTTAATAGATGCTTCATTGAATTTATCTGCCATTTCATTGAATGGTCTATTCAATTTATCGCTTATTACAGCAGCCATTGTCGCTGCGGCTGCAATAAAAAGTCCCCAAGGCCCTAGTGCCGAAGTTGCTGCAATTCTTATCAAAGCAAAAGTTTCTGCTATTTTCGCACCTGCAATTGCCCATGTCCCAGCTATTGCAATAGTGGAAGCGAGAGCACCTACTATTCCTAATATAGCCATAGCTAGTCCACCATGCTCATTTATGATTGTGCTTACACCTTGCATCCCCTTTTTTAAAGCATCAAATAGACCTGTGTTTTTTGTTATTTCTGCAAAAAACATACTAAGGCTGTCTTTCATGTTTGATAGGCTTTGATCAAAAGTCCCAGATGCTTTGTCGAACGCACCAAAGAATCTACCCCCAGCATCATTTGCTTTATCAAACGCATCAGTCAACATCTCAAAAGTAATTTGACCATTTTCTGTCATTTGCATTAACTCCGCACTAGTCTTACCTGTAGATTCGGCCAATACATCCCAAATAGGAATACCCGCATTTGCAAATTGTCTCAAGTCGATAAGGCTTGCTTTACCTGTGGCAGAAATTTGCTGGAGGTTCACAATGATACGATCAAGTTCTGGTTGCCCTTTACCCATGGCTGCTAGTGCTTCTCCAATATCAAGAATGACATCAATAGCTTGATCTCCATCGCCGGTAACAGAAGATAGTAATTGTGTTGCTTGAGTAAGTCCTGTTATTTCAAATGGTGTTCTTTGTGCTTCAATTTTTATTCTCTCTATTGTTCTTCCCGCGGCTTCTGATGAACCTAATAGGGTTTCTAGACCAACTGTCGCTGTTTCAATTTGAGCATTAACCTTTGTCCCCCATACTCCAATAATTGTTGCAGTGGCAGCTATAGCAGCCCCTATCTTTTTAGAATATGACTCAAGTTGTTGCATTGAACCAGAAACACCTTTAACGCTTTTTTCTGCACCATTAAGTTGCCCGACCATTTTTTGTAATTCTTTGGTCGCTTGGTCTTGTAGTTTTAGTACTATGCTAAGCTGTCTTTGGTCCATATATTTATTTTAGTCTTTCGTTACGTCTTTTTAATAAGTTAATCTCACTTATTATTTCTAGATACTGATATACATCTTCAAGGGACATGTCTCTGATCTCACTTGGAGTCCAGCCGTATCTAGAAGAGAGGGCTTCCATGATCACAGGTTCGCTCCATGCTTTTTTTCCTTCAAGCTCTCGGCGAAGTTCATGACCCCGGACTATTTTTTTTCAGGACTCGATACTTCTTCAACTGCATTATATAGAGTATCCCCGTCCTCGATTGATAGGTCATCTAACCACTCTCTAGTATACTCTATTACCTTACCATCAACAGATGTTATCTTTTTTATACATGTTTCAAGAGTTACATATTTTGATTCGAGTAATACTCTCGGGTCCATCTCTATTTTCTTTTTGTCTTTATCACTAATCCCCCCTGTTATTTTAAAACCACCGTACAGTGAGTTCTGTATTTTTTCTTTACCTCCCCACGTCAGCTTTTCTATAATGTCTACAGAGCAATTTGATAATTTAATAGTTTTCATTTTTGTTTTGATTTAATTAATAATTATGCGCTAGGCACATTTTCGTAGCTCGCAGTCAAGTTTTTCACGACCACGGTTGACTGTTCGCTATCCGTAGCATTGTAAAATGCCTTGAATGAGATTGTCTCTGTCACTAGGTCATTTGATCCTCCTGATCTATTCCAATCCATAATCTGTGACTTATTAAGCACGATTGTGATTGTTGGATAGTTTCCACTTCCTAGGTCAGCTTCTCCTTCGATAGTAATTTGCATATACTTTGCAGCATTTCCTAAGAACAGGTCTTTGAAGGTTTCGTCTTCGAAGTTTTTTGTTATTGAACCTGTGATAGTCATTTTTGCATTATAAATATCGTCGGGTGTATATGCCCCGTAAACGTGGTCCTGGATAAGTCCTTGGTCCCATGCGATACTCATGTCTTTTGCTTTTACAGCATCAGCTCCTGATAGTCCGGCTTCTGTGTCGGCCACCTTCACTGTGATGTCTCTGGCCACGAAGTCATATTCAGTATCGTAGCTCGGAGTGTCTGAGTTGTTTGCTGCAACTGATGCAAGGAATGAAGCATTAAATCTCACGTACGAATCAATCGCTGCGCTGATTTCAAATGTATTAATCATTGCGTTGCTGAATGTTAGTTGCTGAACAGCTCCGTCTTTTGCGAATAATGTAAGACTTGGGTGTTGGATGTTTTGCCCCAGGCTGAATGCGTGTGACTTAACTGATCCTGATACGGTTGATGTCACTACCACTCCATAAAGGTTTGCAAGAAAATATCCCAGTGCATCGATGTGCAATGGTCCTTCTACTTCTCCTTCGATGTGTGATGTTACTTTCCTTCTTCCTTCTGCATCTTCGAGACGTCCTCTCACCGAGTCGTCTTCTACGTGTGTTGCTTTTTCCACAACATTCGCGGTCATTTTTCTTAACCACTTATCAGCTCCGGTTTCGGCTGATCCTCGGCTAGCTTCTGTTGCTACTCCGAATTCTATTTCTCTTCCAATTATTTGAGTCATGATGTTTTATTTATAAATTTCCTAATAAAAATAGGGCAGCAACTTGAAAAACTTGCATGCCCTTCGGTTCTTCCGTAAGGATCGCTTCCTTATTGTCTTAATAATACCACAATTAAATTGTAGTTAACAACTTGATTTCTACATTTAGCGGTGCATAAGCAACTAGGCCGTCTTCTTCTTCTGACAGTTCCCAGGCATCGGCGCTATCTATCTTCGTCCATACTCTGTGGCCGTCGATAGTTCCGGCATCCCAGTCCTCATTAAATTTTTCAATAATTGCATCCACTGTCCTTGGGAGTACTGTATTGAATGCCTGTGCTTGTGTCAGGTTCCCTGATACTCCCACCATTACTATCATCATAAATCTGTAAGTCGCGAAGTTTTCTTGTCCAGTTTCGAACACGTTTGAAAAGCCTTCAGGTTTAAAAAAGACAGCAGGGAAGGCGGTTAGCTTTGATTTGGGGACCGTGAACACGTCTTTCACTTGTGTTACTGATTCTAGGGTCGTCTTTGTTTTTGCTATAAGAGTTTCATACATAGTTTTATTTTATCACTTTGCCATGTCTCCGACAATCTTTTTAAGCATTTCTTTATACAGTCGCTCGATGTCTCCTTTCTTTGAGTACTGCACATGATCTAGCCATGGTCTCCCTTGCATCCTTCTGGTTCCATCGTGAACGTATTTTGCATAGGGTGCTTGTCTTTGGTTTGGCCCGATTATTCCTTGGAGTCCATTGATCCTGGTTGTGTGTGAATCTCGCAGGTTTCCCGACCTTTGCCTTTGATATCTTCTGGGGTAGCGTGGGTCGTTTGAAACGGGGGATCCACCTCCTGGACCTTTTATTCTCCAAGGGCTTTTAATAATTCCCGCTTTATATTGTGCTAGTCCACGAGTTAAAAACATTCGCGCTTCGTCTAGCACTTTCTGCGGACTTCTTTTGATCGCCGCTTTTAATTCTTTTAGTCCTATGAAGTTTATGTCTGCCATGTTGTTTTTATTATAGCATCCTCCCCTCTCCCCTGCTCTTGGAGGTCTCTCTAAACCGCTCCCCCGGGGGTATTAGCGACCTAGTGAGTGGAGCGGGGGAGAGTGATACACCCTTATTCTTGGGCGTTTTTTAGAACCATCCCTTTTTTAGTGTGATATGCTCTTTTTTCTGTATTTTCATCATATTTGTAGTGACAGACTCTGCATCTTCCTTCCCAATCGTTTAAGTCTCTCTTGTATTGACCAGATTTGTTTGACCACCAAATGTTCCATCTTCCATTAACTCGCCTTCCTTCCATACCACAATCGCAGCATTTTTGCGGTTTACCAAGTCTTCGTTGTACCCATCTATGAAGTGTGTTATAAGACACCTTGTCCCCCTTCCATTGTGGGTGTTTTTCCATCGTGTTTTCGTGCGAACTTTTACATGATCTACAACAGTATTTTCTCCTTTCAATGTTGTATTTAACTTCAAAATTTGTTTTACAATTTAAACATTTTTTTATCATGCATTTATTGTATAGTGTATTCTCCAACAAGTCCACAGATGCTCTCTTCCTTCTAAAAACCTATCGACAATAAAATTCAAAGCAAATTCAGAATCAAAGGCTTGCTCTTGAGTTATCTCTGGCCAATGTATCAACGATATTTGAACTAGCCCCATTGAGTTTCCATCGTCTCCAACAGCCTTAGAATTCCACGTACTCTCGCAATTTATAACAGTCTCTATTTCTCTTATTTTGGTCTCTGACAGTCCTTTTGCCGTAGCAATGGCTCTGAGGTCGTCTTTGTACCTTTTCTCGTCAGCAAGTCCTTCAGGGGCCGTATCGTAGTATATTTTCTTTGTTGTTGTAGCCTGCTCTATAGCAGGCTTACGTATTGAAGGTTCTCCGTCATCCGGTCCTGCTGTATTCGATGCAGTCTTAGGTGTAAATATGATCAGGGCAGTCAGGACGATTATAATTGTTGTGATAATTTTTTTCATAAGCCCGTGTTGGCCAAGGTCCTAATCTAGGTCCTTGATCACAGTTAGTTCGAGGTGCTGGTTTGACCCGGTTGCATTCACTTGAATGTTTTTTACTGAATAGGTTCCTGCGTAGTCCCCCGATTCAATTGTCAAAGTATCCCCGGCTTCGACGTCGGATTCTTTAGAACACCATACTGTGAATGTTTTTCCCCAGGCTTCGCCGATGTGTTGTGCTAGTTCAGGGTTTGCTTGTT